TTAAATCTAATGTCTTTTTTATAGAAATCAGAATAACCATCTCTACCTGTAACTGACTCATGTGACAAACGAACCCATTCCATTACTGCTTGAGCACCTGATGGTGTTACTGGATCATAAAGTTCAGCTGTAATATCTTGCCAATCTGCTTTTCCTTTTAATTTTCTTTTCACGTTAATGTGATCAAGAGTTACGTCTCCAAATTGGATGTTTGGTCTACCAACTTTTTTTACTAAAAATGCTGGAATTCCATCGATGAACATTACAAACCTATTTTGTAGCTTTGGTTCGAATGCTGTAAACATCATGTCGTTTGTATTTAATATTGCCATCTTTTTATTGTGTTTTTATTGTTCTATTATAAATATAATTCTTTTCTTTTTTTTATGCAGGGAATGTAGCTCCTGTTGGAAGAATGTTAAAGTCAAGTACTATAAATTCTGCTGTTTTAGCTGGTTGTAAATAAATAGCACCAATTAATCTGTTTCTGTCAATTTCTGTTGGTGTGTTATTTGTTTCATCCATTACTACTCTAAATGCAAATAATCCTTGTCTTTGTTGTACTGATTCTAAATATGGATTAACTATATCTAAGAATCTATTTCTTGTTTGGATTGTATTTTGTTCGAATACTAAGTATTTAGAAGAACTTGCAATAAATTTCTTAAGTGTAATTAACAATCTTCTAACATTAATTCTGTCTAATGCTGTTGGTCTTACTTGAAGTGTTTTCTGACCCCAAATACAAACTCCAGTTGCTGGGAATGTTGCGATTGGATTTACTCTACTTTCGTATAAACTATCTCTTTCAGCTTGATTTAATCTATGTTTAGCTTCTAATACAGTTCCTAATACTCCTCTATTTAAACCTGCTGGTGCGAACCATTCAGCTCCAATTCGATCTGACGCAGCTATTGCACCAGGCACTATAACTGATGGAGGAACAAATACTGGCTTATTACGCGAAGTGTCTAGCACTTTTACCCATGGATAATATACAGCAGCATAATTACTATCTAAACCATTTGCTTGGTTAGTTGCTGAAGCTACTGTTGCAGTTTCTTGTGCTAAATCCATTACATAAAATGTGTCTGCTCTATCTTCACACATTGTTGTAGCTGCATCTGTTACTGAAGCATGTAATTCTTTAATAACACCTGGTAAAGCTAACATGTTAATATCATACTCATCTTGATTTGATAAAATGTCTAATGCTTTTTTATACCCTTTATATCCTGGTTGTTGAGTAGATGATAAATCCATCCCAAATGCATTTGTAGTTGATAAATATTCACCTGTTTGTATAATAGTTGCTGGATTTATTCCATCTAAACCACCTTGGAAAGGTACTGAGAATTTAATGTCTACTCCTCTTGGTCCTGCAGTTCCTCCTAAATCAACTGATGCACTTAAAGATCCTGCGTAAGTTGCTGAAGCACTTGGATGCATAAACAATCTGTCTACGTTAAAGTCATTTTGTTTATTAGTAGTTGCAATAGTTCCATTTGTAGGTACTGCTTTATTCCAGTTTTTATTGTCTATGTGTGAGAAATCCCACCCTAAATAAGCTTTAGTGTCATAAATTCCTCCTATTTCTGTTTTAGAAGATGTTGTAAACGCAGGCATTGTGTAAGTACTAGTTCCATCACTACAATCACTAATTGTATTTAAAACAGATTTAAACCCTCTTGGTCCTAAATTAGGATCTAAAGCTCCATCTGTAACTGCTTGAGCTACTTCAACTCTTACAAATTCTGAAATGTTTGGATAATCACCTTTTGTGATAACTTTTCCAAAATCAGTACTATATTCTTGATATCTGTCTCCTATTCTTCTTGCGATAAAATTTGGAGAATCTGGATCTAAATTACAGTTATTAAATGATTCTAAAATAGATGGAGATTTATCTGTGTCTCCATATTTTCTTAATAATACTGTAAATGTTGAATATTGTTGTATTCCATCAATATCTGGTACATGTTTTAAATTAGCAATTGATATTTTATAATCTGTGTTTGTACTATCCCCATCTGCCATTGTATGGAATCTAAATAAATTTGATGTTGTACCTGAATTATTTAAAAATCCTGAAGTTATAAATGGAGTTTTTGCATGATCATATCCTTCTGTATATGAACTTGTAAATACAGAATCTGTAGCTGATCCTACTGCTGTTACTGTTGTTCCATCAGATGTTTGAGTGTTTTGGATTGATAAAGTTGAAGTTTTTATCTGTTGAGATGTTCCTGAATTAGGAGATTTAAAATAAACCCATAAATGAGCTGGTTTATCACCTAACCCTCCTGTATCATAATTATTTGCTCCATTTTTAGAATTGTAAGGACTTGTTCCTAATACTTTATCTATAGCAAAATTAGAAGCACTACTAAATGAACAAGTAAGAACTGTTGTTGCTATATTAGTTCCTTGAATTGATAAAGCTACATTATTTTCTAAATCAACCGCAGTAGAACCTGATGCTGCAGCTAATACCATAGTAGTTATTGTTGTACCTGCAGCAGGACCATTTGCCTGTTTTGAAGGTACAATTACTGCTTGGATTTCATCATTTTCTTCATCAACTACATAAGCTACCCCTGTAGTACCTGAGTATTTATATCCTCCTCCTGCTAGTACTCTTACTACTGTTACTACACCTGCATTTCGCAAATATTCTTTAACAGTAAAGGGTACATAAGTTTCTGGATGTTGGTCTCCAAATTTTCTAATGAATTCTTGAAATCCATTTCTAATTAATGTTGGGATAAAAGCTGGTCCTTTTTTTGTTGGACCTACAATTGCTGCTCCAATTGCTCCAATTCCTTTAGGTAAAAAAGAAAGATCATTTTCTCTTGTAAATACACCTGGTGAAATAATAGTTTCTGCCATTTTATTTTTTATTTATAATTGTTATATTTCAATACGTTGTTCTGGATATAAATATAAGAAAGATCTACAAACCAAAACTACTATAGGCGACCTTTTTGGGGTCACCTATAAATATAAATCATATTCTAAAAAATGAAATTTTACTTAGCTTCTTCTACTACTTCTGAAGTAGTTTCTGGAATAGGATCAGGAGTAAATTCTCCTGAATCAATATTTAAAGAGCCTTTACCATATTTTTCAGTAAGTTCTTTAGCTAAATCATTTTCTTTAGTACGTGTTTCTGCTAAAGTTGTTTTTAATGATTCTTCTTGAGCATCTAAACTTAATCTAGATAATGATAATTGACCCATTGCCATTGTAATTTGGTTGTAGGTTCCTTGAAGTGTTTGAAGTGATTTTAATTCGTCTTCTGTAAATTTGATTGCGTCTGCCATAACTTAAAATATTAAAATTTGTTTTTATTTATTAATCGGATATACATATATGTAGAATTTAGAAACCATTAAGAATTTTTAAGAGTATTTACTTCAGCTACTAACTCATCTATTTTTTCTTTAAGTAATTTAATTACTAATGTTTCTTCAACTTCATCACCACTTGATAAGTAATTATTTTCTTTTTCTTTACCACTAGCTTCTAATTCTTCTGTTATTGTTTTTACGTCTGCCATTATCTTTGTGTTATTGTTATACTCATATATCCTCTTGCATTTTTAGCTACAGGACTACTTGTGTTTGTTCCTACACCAACATAAATCATTGTTCCCGCATTTATATCTGCTGTGTAAGTTAAATCATTATTTTGATATTTACCCCCACTTAAAAAATTTACTCCATTTTGAGCAACTCTAGTTAAAGTAATTGCTGATACATTTGTTGATCTAGAAGCTGTATATAATACTAATGAAAATTGATCTGTTTGTGTTCCTCCAGGTCTTAACCCACATAGTATTTCTATTTTTGAAATATTATAGGGTATAATCATACCCCAATTTTGATCATCATCACTAATATCAAAACTACTTACTGTCATAGGATCTCCACCAATTGCTTGGGGGTCATTCCAGTTATCAGCTTGATGGTTTAAAGTTCCTCCAAAATATAACGAATTTTGGATAAAAGGATTATCATTAATATAAAATGATTGGGAACGAAGTACACTTTTTCTAGCATCAACATATGCTTTTACAGATTGTTGTGTTGGTACTTTAGTTGCACTGTCTGATGTCATGTCATCTTCATCTACTAAATCTGCTCCATCTAACTTATCTGCATTTAAATTTGAAACTACTGTTGTTGAAGCTATAGTTAATGGTGCTGTACCTGTTGCTACGTCAGATTCAAATGTTTGTGCTCTTAATTCATATGCACCTATGTCTATGTTAGATGCTGCTCCTTCTATTATGGTTTTCCTTTGTGCTGCTGAAATATTCAAAGTTCCATTTCTTGTATCTAATGTTACATCTGCTCCTACTGTTATATTTGATCTTGCAATTGTTACTCCATCTATAGTTCCTGAATCGATGTCAACATTTGTCATCCTTTGACTGTTAAAATTGATAGCACCTCCTATAGTACCTAATGTAGTTACAATACCCCCCGTAAGTATGTTTGTGCCACCTATTGTCAGTGCATCTGCTTCTAATGTTCCGTCTACATCAACATCTCCTGATATGTCTAAACTAGTTGCTGTTAAAGATCCAGTAATTCTTGTATCCCCATGTACATCAAGTTTATATGATGGTGAATTTGTTCCAATACCAACTCTACTTGTTGATGCGTCTGTGAAAAATAATTTAGAATCTGCTTCTCCTTCTATTCTAATATCTAAATCTTGTGCAGATTCATTAAAAGTTATTTCATCATTATCACCTTCAGTAAAGTCCAACATATTCATACCACCGACTGTAATATTTATGTCGTCATCAGTAAATGTTATTTTAGTATCAGTATCACCATCATGGAAAATTTCATCACAACCAATTTGATTTATGTTTGTAATATCTGTTGCATCATCTCCAATTATATTACCATTTGCTGTTATATTACCTGTAACCGTTACATTACTACTAAAAGTAGCAGCTCCTGTAAATGCATGAACTTGGGTTGCTCCATTTATTAAATATAATTGTTGGGATGCAGCACCAGGATCTGCTGCTAAATTTATTGATAATTTACCCGTTACTCCCGTTGCATCTGCGGATGCTACTTGCATTTTAATATTACCTGCTTCTCCTGCTGATCTTTGATCTAATGAACCTGAATCTGCTACCCATCTTATAGAACCAAGTGTATCATTTGCTTGTGTTATAGTTTTTTTATAAAAATCAACATCACGTAAATCTTCTTTACGTTTTCCAGAAGGTACTGATAAAGATGTTCCTCTTGTATATTTTAAAATTACTTCACTACCTGTTGTAGCTGAATTAGTGTCATTATTAAATGATTCAAGATTACCATCTTCATTCATTCTAATTCCAGATGCTATTCCCCTTTTTCTAATTTTAAAATCATCTGTTCTTATGTCAAATTCTGATTCTGGATTGGTTGTTCCAAAACCTAATCTACCTGAACTTGACATATATAATGAAGCACTAGTATTAGAACCTGATATGTAAAAACTTTTAGGATCATTAGGGTCTAATTGAAATGAAGCAACAAATTCAGAACCAGTAATATTAGGAAATATAACATGTGATTGTGTGACTAAAGTACCTGATATGTCTGCTTCGATATTATTTACGTAAGTTACAATTGATGTTGATATAGAAGATGATAAACTACCACTAATTAAATATATGTTTCCGTCTTGATAAAATATACTATTTGCCATTTTTTAATTCTTTTAATTCTTTTTCTACATTTTCTATTTTTATAATAAGTTGTTGAATTATAGAAATGTACATTGAATCTGTTTGTCCCAAAGGGGTTGTTTTAGACATTCTGTCTTTATCTAAAAATTCTGTGTCAGGACTTTCTATATTTACTAAATAATCTTTAACCCATCTAGGATCTATTTTTTCTAAATCTTGAGCAATAAAACCTATTTGTTGAGATTTATTACCATGTTCTTGAGGATTAATCCAATCAAATTTTTTAGTTTTAAATTGTTTAAATTTTTCTAAATCATATTGATAATTTTCTATGTTTTTCTTTAATCTTTTATCTGAAAGTGAACCAATACTTTGGTCTGTTCCTGTAAGAGTACCATCAAAATCTATTACAAAATGGTCTGTAATATAATTTTGGAATCTTATTATTGGGGATGCTGTTGATTGCCCGTCATATGCTTGGTTTTGTCCTCTCATTATAAAAGCAGGATTATTTGCATTGTCTGCAGGTGGTCTTCCTCTAATTATTAATCCTGCAACACCTGGAGTACTTGATAAAGTACTAGATGCTTGTCCATATATTAAAGGATATAAAGCGTCTGATGTGCTAGTTCCATTTTGAAAAGATAATACTCCATTATTTTGACCTTGTATTCTAATTCCTTCATTTGATTGGGCTCCTGTGCCTATATCAACTACTAATTTTCTTGAGGGGTTTGATAGTCCTATACCAACGCTACCGTCAAAAACAGCTAAACCTGATTGGGTACTATTATCAACTCCCCCAAATCTAAAACCTTCAGTTGCTGTAAATTCTAATTCTTCACCAGAATAACCTGGGTCTGTTTCTGTAGCTGTTACTGTTTCATTATTTAGAGGAAATACAATAACTTCAAGAGTTGTTGTTGTTGATCCATTATGTTTGGCTTCAATTGAAAAATCCTCATCATTATTAGAAGTTATTCTTAATGTAACTTCAGTATAATCTCCAGAAAATGATTTAACCATAATGTCTTTAGAATGGTTAACTAATATATCAAAAACAGAATTTACTACAACACTGGAACTAGTACCCGCCATACTTATTCTTATAGAAGAAGCTAATCCCGCACCCACAACAGTACAAAGCATTACATATGATGAACTATTTATACCAGCTCTAGTAAATCTAGTAGGTTGATTAACACCATTAACACTAGTTATATTTGGCTGTGTTGCTTGAGTAGTTGCTGTGTTGGGGGCTAAACCTGCGATTGTAGCAACTGTAGCTGCTTCTCCTGTAACATCACCAGTTAAATCTCCTGCAAAAGCTGTGGCTGTGACTGTTCCATCTACTTGTAATTTAGTACTAGGAGTAGGTGTTCCTATACCAACGTTACCAGAATCAAGTATTCTCATTCTTTCAGAAGAAACTGTATCATCATCTTGGTTTATTGGAGCTGTACCAAATACTAAATCCCCTCCTTTATCACTAGCTCCCTGAGCTTCAGCTGCATAGGCAGCAATGTAAGCAGAAGCTTCTAATATTGAAGAAGGAACATTACCATCAGTTGAATCGAAACCTATACCACCTAATAAATCCGCATCAGCTGTGCTTGTATCTTCTCTAACAATTATTATACCATTGTCAGTGTCAGCACCTGTATGACTAACTTGAAGTCTATTTGAGGGGGTTGCATTTCCTATACCCATTTTACCATTAAGATATAGATAAGAAGTTGAATCATCAAAAGTGAAGTTTGCTTCTGCATCCATAGTATTAGCTCCTAAAGCTGTTACTATTCTATTATTAGCTCCATTAACTAATAAACTTGTAATACCTTGTGGACTAACGTTTGTTAAATTAGAACCATCACCATGAAATTCTGTTGCTTTTACATTTCCAACTACGTGTAGTGTTTCTGTAGGGGTATTCGTTCCAATACCAAGTCTTTTATTTACATGATCAAATCTTGCATATTCAGTACTATCAGTACCTCCTGCAGCTGAACCAGAATAAAATCTGGTAGAACCATTACTCGCCAAAATGTGTCTTCTATTATTAGCGCTAAAATGTAACGACTCATCAGTCTCAAAATATGTTGTTGAATTTAATTTATAAATTTTAGATGATCCCATTCCCGCACCAGTTCTAGCAGTATTAAATATTATTCCTGCTTGGGTAGTGTCTGTGGATGTTTCAACTTCTATTAGAGTGTTAGATGAACCCGAAAGATGTAATGGGTTTTCTGGAGCTGTTGTTCCTATACCAACTCCACCTGCTGCTGTGAGTATTATGTGACCATCACCTCCTCCTCCTCCTGTATTTTCAATGTGAAATCTTTCGTTTGGTGATACTATTTTAGTATCTGTACTACCTGCTTGTAATTCAATGTAATCTCTATCAGTTGACCCCTGAGATGTTACATAGTCTGGTCCTACTCTTAATTTAGCTGAATTTCCTGCTACTTCTAATGTTCTTAGAGGGGCACTTGTTCCTATACCAACACTACCACTAGTGTAATATAAGTTATTACCTGTTCTATGCCATAATTCATTGCCAAAGGATTCTGTAACTGTAGTACTTAATATGTCTCCTTTTATTCTAAATAATTCTGTGTTAGATTTAAAAAATAAGGAACCC